AAAATCCGCATAACAGATAACAACCATCATGTTTTGCACGGTCAAGCAAGAATTGGTCACAATAACTCTCCCGCAGGAGAATGTTCAAGTCCAGTATCCGAGCGAATTTTTCTCCACTGTGAAAGACAAGCCGACTTTGGTGATCCCACAAGGATCTTATGATTTAACAGAGGTCAGGAATGCAGTTCGGACAGGCATGGACTTGCTAGATTTAAAGCTCCCCCTAGTTTTGAGATATTTGCAGCTGGTTTTTGAGGGCGTCAAAGACAAATTGATTAAACCATGGTCTTCTTTTGGAGTCCAAATCGGTGATGCAGATCAGGAGGTTACTCCCCTAAGCATGTACCAAGTCAACGTCTTGACGGAAGACAAAATAGGAGCAGCTACAACCAAAACCGCTGGGAAGGAAGACGATGTCTGGATGGTCTTTTGGCTCATGTCTGTTTACAGAATCTCTCGAACTGGAAATCAGAATTACCGGGATGCCTTGGTGGAACGCCTTAATGGAGTCTTGAGATCTATCAGTCCTGAGGCCGTCGACATTACAGATAACAAAGCAGTCACAGGGAATTGGATAAATAACACAAGTTACTGCAAACTTGTAGCAGGCCTGGATATGTTTCTAAACATGTTCAAGAATCACGAGAGATCAGCTTGGCGAATGGGGACACTCCCCTCAAGAGGAAGAGATTGCGCAGCGTTAGCTTCATTCTCACATGCAGTCACGGTCACTAACCTAGAACCGGAGGAAGTGCTAGATTGGATCTTCTGTGGATCTGTCGCAGAAGAGGTTTGCCGAATGATGAAACCCGGTCAAGAGTTGGATAAAGTGGATTCCTACTTCCATTACATGATGGACATGAACCTTTCCACCAGGTCTCCTTACTCTGCTACTGCGAATCCACAATTTTACACCATGATGCACATGGTATGTTGTCTAATGCATTCAGAAAGGTCTAAGAATTCCAGGTTGTCATCAGAAAACAACCTATCCAATTTATATGCCAATTCAGCCGTAATGGCTTACGCAGTTGGGAAGAGTCTCAGCTTCCGAAAGGCATTTATAAAACCTGGAACACAGAATCCAGATGAAGTGGCGGCTGCCTCTGAGGAGATCATTGGAGACGACGCGGATCAGCTCCCGGCTGACAAGGATCCTGTCGCTTGGTACATGATGTTGAAAGATCATAACATGACACTTCCAGAAAAGATAGCAGCGTACGCAAAGTCAGAAGCTCGGAAGCTTTCCAACCTGAGACCAGCTACAGTGGGAAAATTCCTCTTTGAAACCGCTTGAGCTTGAAAAAAACTAACACAAATCATGTTTTCTCTCTCGAAAGTCCTAGATGGCTATGACAAATCTGGTCTTGCCGAGAGTTTGAGAGACTTCGAAAACACTACGGATGAGATGGAAAGCCAAAATGCACTCGAATCTGGCCATTATGACCTAGATGGATGCAAAAATCTCGTTGAAAATCGGCAAAAAGATTGGGTGGATGATGTCTTGGAAGAAAACAAGAGAACTCCAGACAAGTCAGAACAACTTGAATATTTGTTCCACTTCGATGACTTCTCTGGTGCTTCAGACCACAGACTAGTTTTGAACTTACAAAGATTGACAGATCTCATGTGTTACGAGACAGGAACAATTGTGACCCTGGAGCCCAATTGGGGTAAGAGACAGTTTATGCTGAGGAAGTTCAGCCCAGATGGGTTCAAGCTTCGCCTCGAATCAGATGATCTAACAGATGATCTCCCTCCTCCCCCTGTAGAACTCCTAGAAGAGTCGATTAAAGGAGCAGTGAATCAATCCGACACTCAAGGACACAAACCAAAAAAGGGGAAAATTATAATCCCCCCGAAAATGTCGGACAAGAAGCCAGTTACATTGCTGGACATACCAACCAAACCAGGTTCCCTATTGGAAGTCAGAAGCATTTTACAAAAACGAAAAATCTTAAACCGCCTGGTGATCTCTCATGAGTTGAATCTATGGCGCTGGGAGGAGAACTGAGTCCAATTGTATTATCTAGAAAAAAACGCAACACCCATCATGGCAATCAGACGCTGGAAAAAAGAGCTTGGGGGGATCCTCAAAAAAGATCAAAATGAAGCAAAGTGGGTGTTTGGTGAGGACACTCCTGATTATTGGAATTTCTCTCCCTCTGATTTTGGATATCATCAAGGAGCGACAGCTCCTCTTGAGGAGAGCTCAACAGTCCCGATGTCTTGGCTCATTGAGGGATCATTGGATGTCTTGTCCTCGGAGAAGATAAAGAGCTATAGTGAGTTAAGTCACACTTTAGAAAAAATAGTAGATGAATACTCTGGAATCAACACAGAAAAAGACGTTATACTCATGACTTTAGTAATATTGGCGATCCACCTGAAGATCAAGATGGTTGACAAGAACTACGGGGTTAGGTACTTCAGCCAATTTTCAGAGGTGGTCTCTCTCAGATTTCCAATTAACAATGGACCATCTAATCAGAAGATAAATTACCAACACAGATGGTCAGAGAAGGGAAGGAATGGGACTGTTGCCATATCTTACAAGATGACGGCCAAGAGGTCAGAACGGTCCCCCGTCTCAGTTCGGGCCATATATGAAACCCCCCTCCCAAACGGGACAAGTCCCCCTCCGATCAATGTGGTCTTGGGGCCCTTTGGAGTCGCTTTGAACGGGGAATTCCCGAACGAGACTCTCTCTAAAAGACCACTCAACACCAATTAGACTCCCTCTAGAAAAAAACTTGCAGAGACACTTCCTCTGAGTCCCCTTTTCTTTTACATCTCAATGGACCCTCCATCTTATTGGGTGAACGGAGCTCGACCTGTTCTTCTCAGGGAGTCATATCCCGTTGGAGAACAGTTCATTTTCAGAGGGTTCACTAGCCTCCTAGGGTCCTTAAACAAGGCAAACATAGTGAATATGCTGGAGCACCTCCAGAAGTTTGCGTCCTCACCCATTTATTACAAGATTGAAGATTCGATCCTTGAGGAGGGTGCATTCTTTGTGACCATCCTTGACCCGCAAAACCCTCAACACAGCTCAGTCTAGAAAAAAACTCAGACTCGCCTGTGTAGTCAATCTATTTGATCATCAAACATTTCACACCATTTTTTCAGCTCTAAAGCCTTGAAGACAAAGTTTATTTACAAGCTTTCGATCGCTAGAATGAAGGATCTTCACACTCTAGTTCTACTTGTAGTCCTGATCAAACTCTACAAGGGGGGATCTTCTGTCCACACTCCTATGACTAGATGCACCGTTTATGCTCCTCAACAGAGAATCCAGTGTAACCGGTTTGACAAGGTTTTCAGAATAAGGGGGGGAGGGGTAGGGATAATTCTCTGTAGGCGATCTCAGAAGTTTGATCCTAATCTCTGCACCTGCTTTCGAGATACAAATCCAGGTGCCCTGTCATGCTACAAGCTGATGACGTCTAAAGGCTCTTTCCCAAGTGAGAAGGAGTCAAGAGGTGACGAAAAACCTCAAGAGTCGGGTACACTGGCTGATTATTTGAATGTTACATTTTTGGAGAAGACTGGGAAATTGGGAGCAAAGAAAGGTGAAGATCCAGATGAATCCAGGTTGCTCGATGCGGCAATAAAATCTGGTGGACTTGGAGTTGACTTCAACGGACACCTCAAAATTCTGAATGAGGAGTCTCTCACTTCAAATTTGAATGAGACGGACGTCAACAGAATAAAAGGGTTGCTGACTTCCTGGAACAAGGACAGGTTGGGCGGACAACCAGGGGAATATGATCCTAACAAATGGAAAAAGGATGCCAAGGAAATGACAGAGGAAGATGAGAACAGTGAGAGGCACAGGGTAAACTCTACAAGATTGAGGATGATATTTCACCCAGAGGGTCCATACAACTGGACTGCCGTTACAGACCCTCAGAGAATTCGATGTCCTCGACCACGACTATACTCGAAGAGTGTTGACCACAATTTCCGAGGTGTAGCAAAAAGACCTAGAGTTACAGAGACATCTTTGGTCAGGGGTTACATATGCGAGGCACATCGGTGGGTGTCAGAATGTGAAGAGATGTGGTACTTTTCGAAGTACTACACAAGGGAAATTCAGACGACTGTTCCTGAGGTCCTGGCATGTATCAAAGCGATCAAAGATCTTAAGTCAGGAGAGCCCGAGATTCCAACCTTCCCCCTCTCTCTATGCAACTGGAATTCCAAAACATCACAAGGGGTCATTTTCCACACTGCTACACCTGTTGACATTCTATTGGATCCTTTCTCAATGACTTACAAATCCACTCTCTTCCCAGAGAAATGGCCCTGTAACGCCCATGCGCTTTATTGCTTAACTTCCAAGCCTTGGAGAAAATGGTTCCCTGACGAGGAACTGACTCGGCTTTCTCCGCAACTCTGCAAAACAACCTCCTGGGAAGCGTTTCCGTTTTTTGGAGATGTGATCGACCTTCCATCGAAACCCAGAGATCCGTCCTCTCTCTGGACTCCACATGTGTTGGTGGAGAATGAGATATTCGGGCAAAAGAACCTAAATGATGGGTGCTTGATGGATTTTTGTGGAGAGACAGGCGTGAAGTTTCCCGATGGGGAGTGGTGGCTTTTCAGCGTTCTCCATGGACCTCGAGGTGGATTGAAAAATCTGACCTCGGCCTTAAGCAGATGCAAGAACTCTTCCAGCCTCCACCAAATTGCTGAGGTGTTTCCCAATCTCGAGGACTCTGGGAGAAGATTAGAACTTACCTCCAGAGAAAGGTATGAGAGATGCCTAGATGTGAAAGACAAGCTGACAGCTGGATATTTCATGAATCCGACTGACCTTGGATACATCGGGCAGCATCAGGAAGGACCTGGGACAGCTTACAGACTAAAGAGACTTGGAACCAATAAAACCGGGCAGCTTATACTGATGGAGTCGCCAGCCGTCTATCGGGTTTTGATTCACAAAGAGGACTACGATGAAGAAGGGTTCAGAGTTTGGGAAAACTCGAACTCATCCTGGAATGAATCTGGAAAGCTGTCCGTCCAGTTTGGCATAACTTCCAAAGGTCTTAAGTTCGAGGCTGAATGGACAAGTCTAAAATCAGAGGGTAGATGGGTCGGAGTGAACGGAATTTTACTCTTAAAGGGAGAAAAACCGGGAACGTGGGTCATCAGCGTTCCTGACTCAAGGCAGGATCTCGAAGACATCTTGTCCTGGGAGCATCTAGAAGGAGAGAGAGTGGTTTACGATGAGAGAGTGATCTTGACAAGCTCCGACATCGAGCTGGACGATCTAGGCAACACTCTGGACACCGAGGTCGAGACCAAAAATATCTTCAGCGGTATAATCAAGTGGTTTGACTCAGTCTACAGCTCAGTATCATCATACATCTATATAATTGGAGTTTTGGTGGCAGTAGGCCTCGGAATTTGGATCTTGACCAAGGCGAAAAGGTTCATCGTGCGGGACCGTTCTCCAGGGAATCAGACCTCTGAAATCACCATACCGATGAATCGAAACAGAAGAGAGGACCAGAGATCCTATATTTAAGCGCAAGAAAAAAAGTAAAAAAGAGAAAAAAACTCGACACAATGTAGGAAAGTGAGGTGAGCTAGGAAAGCTGAAGGAATCTGCAAAACCAGACCACAACAACACCTATAACGTTCGTTCTCTACAAAGAAACAAAGAGGTAGACTTGTTTGTTTCTCTCAGGGGAGGTTCTCTCCTTCCGTTTATAGAGTTTCTGTTGAGTCCTTCAAGCATATACAGCGTCATGGAAAACAAGGCTTTTGGATTAGATGACTTGGGGGCATTTTTTAAGAACTTCATCACTGGGATATCAAATCAATTCAATTGGTTTTTTAAGACCGTCTTCTCTTTGGTGATAATCTTCTTACTTATCAAAATTTTGGTCAAATTCATGAGCGGGTTGTCTAACTGTATCGCAGCAGGATTCAAGATCAGAAGACAGGTGAGACATTGGAGGAATGGGAATGAAGGGTCCAGAGAAAACCCCTGATGAGATTGTCAAAGGAAACGTCTTGAAAAAAACCAAGAAGCTCACATTTAACACCCATAATGGACTTACTGGAAGACAACAGTTGGTATTTGGAAAGAGAAGATCCATCAGAAGATTGGGATGAGGTAGAAGAAATCTGGGACAACACGTCAGAAAACAAAACTCGGGATGATCTGAATTTCATGCACAATTGCGACTACAATTTGAATTCTCCTATTTTACTAGATCCTTTTTTGGATCTGTTTTTGTTGAGCAGGGGGGACGAAATTCAACAGAGAACAATATACTTCAATCAAGTGGAGTCTGAACATTACTCGAGATTGTTGAAATGGATCAAGGAAAATTCCAACACTCTCCTGTTTGCTCAGCATCCTTCTCCAGACTCGGTCGTCTCAAATATCCACAAGACGCTGATAAATAATCCCAAGTTCTTGCCTCTTATCTCAGAGGCAGAAGAACTACTAAAAGTGGGTAGTGATTTTTCAGATCAGATCAGTCCTTTTTTGTCCAAATTTGAAGGGCTACTGGGCGGCGAATTTCCTCGTGACTCCATTGTTGCGGATCAAGATGTTCTTGTTACAACAGGACGATTCTTGCTCTCTCACTCCCTAGTCTGTATTGCAAACTCTGTCAGCATGGAAGAGAGGAAAACAATTTGCAAGAAGTTTGGTCTACAAGATAGGATGAACTTGATTTGGAAGGACAATGCCTTGAAGGAAGATGATGGCAAGCAGAACACTAGATTCTGGTCCATGATAGTTCGAGAGCCTTGTGTCGGGAACATCATGGTAACCAGGGACTTTGTTATTCTTCTAGACTCAAAGACCGTTCTAATCAAGAATCATCTTTTGATGGTGAAAGATGTCTTCTTGGCTCGATTCCAGTCTATGATATCCATCTACATCGACAGACCGTTCTCACCAGAGAGATTAGAGAACCTCAAAATGATCTACAAGAAAGGTGATCAGCTCATACAGACACTGGGAAACAAAGGGTATGATGGGGTCAAATTGTTGGAACCGATAGCTTTAGACAAGATATCGAGACTAGCGGATGCAGTAAAACCTCTATTTCCCCCTTTTTTGGACTTCAGAGACCACGTAGAGAGAGAGGTCAAGAACTTTGGGAGTCGAGACTTGGTGGACCTTTATGAACACATTCAAAGAATAAAGAGCCCCTATTTAGTCTTGGACGCTTACTCTGTCTTTCGGCATTTCGGGCACCCCATCATTGAGTATCAGGAAGGTTTGAAAAAGCTTCATGATCAAGTAACATTGGAAAAAGAAATAGATGTCAACTATAGTGAGTGTTTAGGGTCAGACTTGGCATACAAAGTCCTGAAAAAGAAATTTGATGAAGACAAAATATGGTATGTGGAAAAGGACCTGGTTCCCAACAGGCATCCCCTTTATCCTTTTATCAGGGATAACACTTGGCCTCCTAGCTCTGTGGTGGACAACCTAGGTGATATATGGGCAGCATTGCCATTGAAAAAATGTTTTGAAATCCCTGACATAATAAACCCAAGCCAGATATATTCTGATAAGTCTCATTCGGGAACGAGGACAGAGGTTTTAGACTGGGTCTCTAGGAAGAGGCAGGGGCCTGTACCCACCAAGAAGGTCCTTGAAACGATGTTGAAAACCCCAACTCGGAACTGGAAGGAGTTTTTGGACAAAATCGACAGAGAAGGCCTGAGTCCCGAACATCTCATTATCGGACTCAAGCCTAAGGAGCGAGAGATAAAGAGGATAGGAAGGTATTTTGCTCTACTATCGTGGGAACTTCGCGATTACTTTGTTGTCACAGAATGGCTAATAAAGCAGCACTTTGTCACACTTTTTAAAGGACTTACCATGGCAGACGATTATGTGGGGGTCATAAAGAAGATGATGAATAGTTCCCAGGGACAAGGGTCAAAGGATTACCAAAGAATAACCATAGCGAATCATATTGACTACGAGAAATGGAACAATCATCAAAGGAAAGAATCGAACGATGGCGTGTTTAAAGTCATGGGAAGGTTTCTCGGTTATCCAAACTTGATCTCAAGAACACACGAATTCTTTCAGAATTCGTGGGTCTATTACGCCGGGAGGTCTGATGTTCTTGGGTCACGGAACGGGTCCCTTGTTGACTTGTCTGGGAAAGGAATCTACTTTTGGAATGGCCAAAAAGGAGGGCTTGAGGGACTCAGACAAAAAGGATGGACCACAGTAAGCTACCTGATAATCGAAAGAGAAGCAAAGCGGAGGAACACCGCCGTGAGAGTTCTAGCTCAAGGGGACAACCAAGTCATCACGCCTCAGTACAGGACCCAGAAGTATCGAAATGAAAATGAACTGATTGAGAATCTTAAAAACATCAGAAAGAACAACGATGAGATTATTGGGCATATAATAGAGGGAACCAGGAAGTTGGGTCTTCTGATAAACAATGACGAGACGGTTCGGTCCACAGATTTCCTAATTTACGGAAAAATCCCTATTTACCATTCTCAAATACTTGGCCTTCCTTTAAAGCGGTGGTCCCGCGTCAACTGTGTCAACAATGATGAGCTTCCAACCTTCTCAAGCGTAGTGTCATCCGTCACAACGAACTCTTTGACAGTGGCACATTTTTCTCCTGAACCCACAAATGCCATCCGAAATCATCTCTTCTTTGGAAATCTTGGTTTGAATTTGTTGTTCAAGTATTCTCCTTCTCTGAGAGGGTCTATGAGGGATCGATTCCCCTCTTCCGATTGGGAAGATGAGGAGGTCGTTAGGATGATCCTTTTGTACTTGGACCCGTCTCTTGGGGGACAAACGGGAACCAACCTCAACAGATACTTTATTAGAATGTTCCCTGATCCAATAACAGAGAGTTTGACCTTCTGGAGGAGGATTGCAGTAAACTCCCCCAGTGATTCTAAATTTAGAAGACTCGCCTGCTTTGCAGGAGATCCTGAGTTGAAGCAGTTCGAACCGCGAGACTTTGAGAAGCTAATTGAAGATCCTGCTGGTTTAAATTTCAAACGTCCGACGAGCATAAACAACATACTTCGCTCAGAAATCAAAAAGGCCTTGATCAAGGGAGTAGGATCGGTCAAAAATGAGGTCATGAGAGAGAGTCTACACTACCACGCATCTGAAGAAGATCGACTTCTCAGATGGCTTATGACCATCCAGCCCCTGTTCCCCCGATTTATCAGCGAATTTTATTCTTCAACTTTCCACGGGGTTGTCAAGTCTCTTATTTCGTTGTTTTGCAACTCTAAATCTATCAGAAGAGTCTGCAAAAACAGTTTTAAAGGTGGGCTCGAGGACATACAGAGAAGAAACGAAATCGAGTCAATGAAATCAGCCATCGTTTTAAAAAAGAAGATAGTGTCCAACATGCGATGCCCAGAGATTTGGCCATGCTCGTCCTCGAAGGCTGACGATCTAAGAAAAAGATCTTGGGGCCAGACGGTCACGGGGATGACCGTTCCCCATCCTGCAGAGCTGTTGGGGGAGATCGAGTTCTCTCACTCGTGTTCAACATGTCTAAGAAAGGGTGAGTCATCTCATCGCCCAGAATTCGTGACAATCATGGCCCCGTATGGGATAGGTGACCCTTTGACAAAGGGTCCATTTTCTCCCTACTTGGGTTCTCACACATCTGAAGGGACGTCACTGGTAACTCCCTGGGAAAAAGAATCTACCATACCCATTATAAGAAAGGCTGAGCGCTTAAGGAACTCCATTTCATGGTTCGTGAAAGAAGGGGGAGAGATCGCGTTGTCCATCTTGGACAACCTGTATGCCCTCACAGGAGAAGACTGGTCAGGTTCAATAAAAGGATTTCAGAGAACTGGATCTGCCCACCATAGGTTTTCTTGTTCTCGCGTCAGCGGGGGTGGTTATACCGCATGCAGCCCGAGTGGATGTTCTTGGATGATGTTGACTTCTGACACTATGGGCAGACTCAACGAAGTCAACTTGGATTTTATGTACCAATCTCTGTTTGTGTACGCCCAGGGAAAGCTGGTGTTTGAAAAGAAGAACTCTGGAAACCCTGGGGTAAGACACGTCCACGTGGCATGCAAATCCTGCATAAGAGAAATAACGGAAATCAGACTGGAAAGCTCTTCTCCTTTCTCGTTCCGACCAGTATTCCATTTTTTAAACAAGTGGGTCCCAAATATGAAGGACGCCTACAAAACAGCCCCTAGAATCAACCTGGAAGAGGGCCCTTGGGACGTTGTGGACCCAGGCCTGAAGATTTTCTTTGTGAGCAAGGCAATGGGGTTTTTGTATGGGTCCAGGATTGTGAACCAAATTGAAAGTGTTGATGAGACGTCCTTGTACCCATTGGGTATAGTGAAGAGGTTAATTCCTGAATGTTTTTTCTGGGGTTTGTCCTCAGGTCTCTTGTGCTCCGCGTCTTTGGGAGTTCTCCACAGAAGGACTGTCTTGGAGGGGGTCAAGCCAGAACAGGCTCTTTTGGGCTGTTACAGCTGGATTGTTGATGAGCTCGTCAAGGTTGACAAGTTTCTTGGGTTCATTTCTCAGCCTTCCTTACTTATTCACCTCTTCGGTCGTAGACATCGACCTATTTGTAGCTATCCCCCTTCGATCTCCGAAACGTCAAGGCTTCTAAAACCATATTTGAAGGAACTTGCTTTGTCACTCATTTCTAGAGAAGCAGTTGATCGAAATTTGAGCAAGTCTGTAAAAGGGGATGTCTGGGTGTTCTCTGATATCAGCGATTTCAAGATCGTTTCTCCATATATACTAGGCAATTGGGCTTTCTCTGTGTTTAAAAAATCTAAAGACAACCAGAAGAAGAAAAATGATTTGAAAGAGATTCAAGGAATCTTGATAAAGAGCACAACTGGAGAATTGGGACATTCAATCAACTGGGGAGAGCTGACTCCGTTCTCTGTTTACTCCTGTAGGTCTGAAATAAGACATTCTTTAATTGACATCCCGGCATACAAGGAGAAAGAAATGGCGTACGACTTTGGCCCTGACGAATGCTTTGGGGAGGTTTGGACAAGAAAACTTCACTGGACTGGAGACCAGGCGGAGAGATCGTCTTTGAATGTCCCGAAGAAACAAGACCCAATGATATCTTCAATGCGGTTAGCACAACTTTCCACAGGGGCACATTACAAGCTGAGGTCAATATTGAGAGGCCTGAACATAAAATACAAGGATTTCATCTGTGGGGGTGATGGATCTGGTGGCCTGACTTCTGCCTTGCTTAGATACAACCGTAAATCTCGGGGGGTGTTCAATTCACTGATGGATTTGGATAATGTGAACTTGCGTGGCTCCAAGCCTGGTCCGCCTCCTGCTCTTCTGGAATTGGGTTCAGAAAAGGACCGATGTGTTAACCTCATGAGTGTTTGGGAAGAACCTAGTGATCTTTCAACAAAGAGAGCATGGGATAATTTCTCAATCCTGACAACAAGGTACGGTTTAAATGTAGACCTCATCTGTGTAGACGCAGAGGTCCGTGAAGACTCAGTTTCAGATCAAATTGAGCTAAATTTAATGAGATTCATTTCAAGTTGGATTGACAGATGCACAGTCATATACAAAAGTTATGTTGGCCGGTTGTTAAAACCATCTCCCATTATTTCGGATGGATCAAAACTGTTCTCTAGTGTGACCCTGTCAACCTCTGAATTTTCATCGAGTTTTACATCAGAGGTTTACCTAGTCTGCACATTCAAAAGAGGAATCCCTGGATTAGCCTCCGTCGGATTTCCAGACCTAAAAAGAATGGAAAGTGATCTGAAGGAGATATCACTGATCTTTAGAAGCCATGAAGAGGAATTTGAGAGGGCTCTAAAACTAAAACGAAAGGACATGTTGATCGGAATCCCTAAGAGAGTCTTGCCCGACCCGTTTCAGGAATTGAGCGGCTGTTTGATATCTTGTGGATTGATAAGTGGCCAAGCTATGGACTTGACTCGGAAGCTGCCCAATTTGAAAAAAGAAGGTATCTCAGCATCATCGGCGATCCTAGCTTTAGTGTCTGATGCTCACATTCACTGGTCCTCAAAAATAAAGAAGCGAATCTGGTTGAATGATTCCCAGGTTAGAAAAATCTTGTCTTTATATGTCAGTGTCTTGATCTGTCATAGCATATGGGGAAATTGTTCAAACACTGCCGCTAGATACCAAAGCATTTTGGATCGAGGCGGGTTTGTCACAAGTGATGAAAACGGCAAATTCAAAATAGGGGCGAGAGCGGAGTCAGGGTGTCAATTTGGGAAAGTCCTTTTCTTGGATGATTGCATGTCAGATGTGGGCGGAATCGCAAGATCCTTTTTCCTGTGCTTTGGGTTCTCATCTGAACCCCTGTCTTGTCAAGTATTTGACCGTGTCACAGGGGATTATAACAAGGGTTGTGGGTATAAAAGGTTCGTCGAGAAAATTATGTTTGATTAGAGTAGGGCTAGAAAAAAATTAATACAGAATCCCACCAGGACAAAGTGAATCTCTCTTTTACAGACACTCTTATTCCTACAATTTTCTTCTTTTTTGTCTTGGTTGTTTG